CAGCGGCCTCGTGGGTGAACTCCTGGCCGTTGTCGCCGATCAACATCTCGGCCTTGTGGTGCATCAGCGTGACGAGCTCGTCGTGCTGGGCCTGCGTGAACGTGCCCTCGCTGGTCCGCAGCTGCACCAGCGTCCGCAGCTTGTCGAGAGCGTCGATGGTTCCGGCCTTGCTCACGGCGAGCTTGGCCTTGCCCATCGGATCCTCGGTGGCGTCACGCGGGGCGAGCGTCTGCGGCTTCTCCTGGCGCACCACGACGGGCTCAGGCGGCGTCACGGCAACCGGGTAGTCCTGGGCCTCCTCGGCCGTAATGAGCCCACGCAGGGCGTCCGCGAAGGCGTTACGCAGGGCGAAGCCACGGGCTCGAAGGGTCAGCATCCGGCCGGGGTACTGGGACCACGGGCCAGACTTGCCAGCCAGACCGGCCCGCTTGGCGTCAGCCATGCTGAACCGCACAACGGTCGGCTGCGGGTAGCCCTTCCGCTTGGCCTCGCAGACGGCAACCAGGCCGTCGCCTTCCCCCTCCGTGTACTCGCGGACGTACTCGCAGACCGGGCTGCTCTGCACCAGGGCTAGGGCAGCGTCGCCCCAGATCGTCGGGCGGCCGTTGATGACGGCGATGCTTTGCAGCGACTGCATCGGCGACAGGCCGACTTCGCTGCCGTGCTGGATCGCCAGCAGGCACGACTCGGGCTTGCCCCTGAAGTCCTTGGGGGCGAACTCGCTCGCCGACACCATCTTTGAAAAGCGGTAGGCGTCATCGAAGGTTTGCAGTGCCAGCCCAGTTGCGGCCCGCTGCGTTGTGATTTCCGTGCTCATCGTCGCGTCCTTTCTGCGTTGTGAAATTGCCCGCTCGGCGTCCTGCGTTGCGGGTGGTTGTTGCGTCCGTGCTGCTGGGGCTCCGCCCCACTCCTTCCACCGATTGACTCCTTCTTGCGGCGGTCCTGAACGGTTGTCACCCACCCGAATTGGCAAGGAGCGTAAGCGGGGGGGGGGGGGGGGGCAACCCCCGTGCCAAACCGCTCGTGATTTCCCGCTAGTGCGTCACGTCCTTTGACGACACCGCCAGCCATCCGCCGTCGATCTCGATGCTCAGGCGGTCGCCGTCGATGTCCCAAATCCGGCCCTGCCAACGCTTGCCGCCAGACGTGCCGCTGACGTAGTCGCCGATGGCGAAGACGCGTCGCCCTGGCGTGTGCTCGGGCATTGCTGCGACAGCAGCGAGGTACTCGTTTTCGTGAGCGTCCATGTGGGGGATTCCTCCTTGGGTGGCGTAGTGTACGGGCGTATATCCTGCTGACAAGTAGTGGTGAACAAACATTCCAGTGGCGTGACGCAAAGAACTCCTTTCGCTTTGTTTTGCGTTTCGCACTTATCTATGAAATGCGGCCAAAAAAAGACGCTACAAGCGTTGCGATGTCGAACACCGCTCGAGCAAGCGTGCTTTCTGTTCCCAGCTGCTGGCCCAAGTGAACCAGCGTCAGGGCAACCACGGCGTCGTTCCAAGTCACTCGCTTCACGGCGTTCTCCATGCGTGCGGAAAGGTAACGCAGTTATCTGCGAAACGTCAAGGCCGGCTTGAGAAGATTTTTCTCGGCCTAGAAATCAGCCCTGCTGGCCGCCGCTTGGCGGGCGGCCAGGGCGCTTGCCGGCAGCCCTGTCGGCTGCGATCTGCTCGGCTCGCTCACGAAGCTCGACAGCGTCGTATACGGGGCAACGCTTGCCGAATCGGGTGTCTGACCAGATTTGTTTGTCTCGGGCCAACTGGCGGACGTGCGTCGCGTTTATGCCCAGAATCTTGGCCGCCTCGGTCGTGCCGACCAATTCCCGTTCTGTCTCCGTCGCCATGTCCATGGCAAGGAGTTTACCGACGTGTCTAGTGGCTGGCCGTTTTTTCTTTGCCATGGTTCGCAACCGTTGCGGGGCACCCAATCGTACGGGCCGACTCGCCTTGCCGTCCTTACTGGAAACGCTGTACACTATCGCAACCGCCAAAAGGTGGCGATTGTTTTAACGGATGGGGTGCAGATTGAACGGATGTACACCACCGGCTACAATCGTCCCTTTGGCACAACAAAGGGAGAGAAGAAAGATGACGCTGCGAGAGTTGCTCAAAGACAGGGTTGCACCGTTGAAGAATCTGTCGGATCGGTCGGTCGGGATGTACGAGTCCACGCTGGATCGGTTCAGGGACTTTCTGGGCCACGAGCCCACGGTTGATGACCTTGATGATCTGACGGCTGCCAAGTTCCTGCGATGGCGGGCCAGCACGGTGCACAGTGAACGTCGGGGGCTTATCTCCCCTGCCTCGCTGGCGAAGGATTCTGCACAATTGCGGAGCCTGTGGTCTTGGCTAGCCAAGAAGAGATGGAAAAAGTCGAACGGCGAACTGCTTGAGTTTCCCGACTACGCCCGGCCCCGCGTCCCAAAGCCCGTGCCGAAGGCGTACAAGGCCGATGAGCTCGCTAGGCTCATCAAGACGGCGCGGCACCGAAAGGGCCATGTAGCTGGCAAGCCGGCCGCCTGGTACTGGGTGACGAAGCTCTTGGCTATGTTCCAGACCGGCGAGCGGATCGGGGCCGTCCTTGCCCTCCGCTGGTCCGAGGTGGATCTGGAGCGGCATACCCTGACGTTCCTCGCCGCCACACGTAAAGGCCACAGGGAGACGATTACACGCCCGATCACGCCGCAGCTGGCCGAATACCTAGCCATGCACAAGGGGGCTCCTGGCGAGCGTGTGTGGCCCTGGTTGGACGACCGGGAATTGCTGTCTTGCTACTCGTCTCTCAGGGTGCTGTGCCGCACGGCTGGCGTGCCATACCTGCCGTTCCACAGCATCCGCAAGGCGACGGCCTCTTACCTGAAGCGGGCCGGAATCTCAGCCAAGAAGCAGCTGGGCCACAGCAGCGAAGAGATGGCCGAGACCCACTACTATGACGAAGACATCACTGGCCGGGAGTCCAACCTCGACTACCTGCCGGATATCAACGAGCCGCCGGCGGCTTGAACCGAGCAAGCGGGGAGCGGCGTGGGGAAAGGATAAACCCGCGCCGCTCAACCCGCCGCCCGGCTCAATCTCCACGGATGTGCGACAGCGACGGCAACTCGTCCCGCTGGGCAATCGTTACGGCCAGCCGCCCCTTCACACGCGAGAGCTCGGCGAGCAGCCGCATGACGTGGCCGGCGAGCGTTCCAGCCGTTCCGGTGTAGGCACCCTGGAACTTGCGGGCGTCGAACTCGCACTGCTGCAGGTAGGCGTCAGAGAGTGGCTCGCTCATTGCGTAACCTCAAACAGCAGTTTCTTCTGCGTCGGATGCTTGTCCACTCGAGGACGGCTCTGGCAGTTCCAGCTGCCGCCTCCACGCTGACCAAGGCACTTCCATCCAGCGGCCTTGAGAGTCACGCCAGGCTCGCAATCCAAGATGTACGTTATGCACCGCCTATATCCCAGGGATTTGGCCGAACGCCACGCAGCACTGTAGAGGCACGAGCAAGCGTTAGGGCATCCATCGCTGGCGAGTCTTGTGACTTCAAGCGTCCACCCATCGTCATTACCACGGGCCACCGGGCGTCCAACCATGCACACGCCTCGGACAGTGCCGGATTCGTCGGCCACGGCGAGTGAGAACTTATGGCCCACTGGCGGACGATGATGCCGATGGTGCTGACGTACAAAAGAGACAGCCTCCGAGAATTCGCACGGCACGACGTGTAGCCGTGGCTGCGTCACTTCGCCTTCTCCTCGCGGTGCAGCAACAGAGCGAGCAGCGAGTACGACGCCAGGTCAAAGAGATTGTCCTCCAGGCTCTCGTTTTCCAGTCGCCCGGTTGCGTTGTACGCGGCCAGCCTCGTCACCTTGTCGCTCAGCCTGACCATCGCGCCCTTCCATGAAGGGATGCCGACAAACTTCGCACCGTTGCGGATATTCGCCAGCGGGTCTTCCCCGCTAGGACAGCCGTAGTCCCGGCTCTTCCTCCGGTGCATGTCCTTTAGGGCATCACACAGTTCGAAGAACGCCTGGCTTGTTGGGTGCACGCCGGTCTGCGTCAGCCCGTCGCCACGCAGCCTGTCCCATTCGGCGTATGTCTCGCTCAGCACGCCGTCGCCGCACATCCGCTCGCCTTCGCAACAGGACGGCTCGTATCCCACCATCTTCGGGTCATCGGCCGGCGTTGCCGCCATGCGGGCTGAAAATGCCGAGCGGATCGCTGCGGTGCTGTCTTCGAGGGTCGTGCTCATTCCTTTGCCTTTCGTAGATCGCGGTCACAGAACAATGGATATGCCCGCGTCACCTCGTTGCGGCCGTGGTCGATGATTGCCATGCCCTGGCACGGCCGCTCTGGTGATGCGACTCGCTCAGCGTATGGGCTGTGTCCAATCACGCTGCCATTGGCGACGTATCGCGCACCGCGAAGCCAGCCCCACGAGTGGTAGTGGCCGAAGATGGTGAGGTCCGCTTTGCGGCCTGCGTCCCACCGGGCGATTGCCTTGCTCGCCGGCAGTGCAAGACCGTAGACGCCGCCAGCGAAACGAATGCTGTGGCCGTGCGTAGTACGCACAAGGAACCCGTCGAGATCCACGTAGCCCAGGTGGCCCTCGGCGATCTGCCACCGCACGTTGGCGTTCTTCTCTTCGCGGGCCAGCGTGAAGTACATCAGCTGCTCCCACGAATGGTCAAGCTCTGTGGCGATCCTTGGCTTGCCCTCGTTGCTGCGGCCATGATTGCCGGCGTTTGTGCAGACGATGACCTCGTCGGCGTTCTTCGCCACGTTGTCGATGAGCCCACGCAGACGCTCGGCAATCCACCGGGTGGCGTTCATCGGCGACAACTGGGCCACCTCGACGCAGTCAGGGTGGATGTGCCCCGTGATGAAGTCGCCGCCCAGCCAGATCAGCACCCGGCGAATGTCGGCCTGGTTCCGCTCGTGGTGCAGGCAATCAAGGAACCGTTCCTCAAGCTCGGCCATCCGCTGCTCACACACGTCTAGTGAATAGTCGTTCTCGCCGTTGACCGTCTCGGGCAGCACCCGCTCCTCGCAGTGCACGTCCGACAGCATCAGAATCGCCGTTGCGTCGTGCTTGGTGCGTTTCCGGCCCTTTACAGTTTTGGTCAAGGCAACCGGCTTCACGCCTTGCAGCGACGCCAAAGCGTCCGCACGCTCCCGCTCTCGGTCGATCTGTGCCAAGGCGGCCTTGTACTTCCCACGCAGGGCGGCGGCCTCAGACCGCAGACGTGCCAACTCAGCATCGGCTGCGAGTTGCTGCGCCGCGTCGATCTCGTTGGCCACCGAGTCCGCTAGCTTTTTAGCCATCGTGCGATCACCTTTTCAGAAGGCATCGACCATCCATTCGCCTTGGCGGCCTGGATCGCCAGCCGGGCCACGACGAATGGTTTCGGCCCGAGCGTCCCAGCCTGATACCGCTCACGCAGTTCCTCAAGTTCAGAGACGGCGGCCTTCGGCAGACGAGACTGCCACGGCAGGTGGTCACGCACGCCAGACTCGACGGCAGATAGCAGCGTCACCTTGGCCATGCGTCACTCCTTTGGAGTCATCGTGTAGAGCATCGCCAAAACACGCCGCTGCACCTTGGCCAACTCTGTGACGGCCTCTTCGCTAATGCTCGGGCCTAGCGTGGCGTGGGCGATCTCGTGCAGGATGGTCTCAATGCGGGACCATCCACGGGAACGCTCGTCAATGAGGATGCGAGGACGGGCGGCGTTGTCAAAGAACGTCCAGCCGGCAGCGTCGCCGGTGAGCTTGGTGAACCGCAGCAGCCACCTCTTGCCGTCGATCTTGACGTTGTGATCGTCTGGCATGGCTCACCCTTTCGCCGCCATGTACAGACCCACATTCGCAAAGGCGTACCCGGCGTAGGCGATCGCCAGCCCGGCCTTGCCGTGCCACGCGAGATCCGCAGCCACGTAGGCGTAGACCACGCCCGTGAGTGCAATGAGCCAGCCGGCCATGCTGAGTCCTTTCGCACGCCACCCTAGCGGGGGCGTCAACTCGTCTGGCCGGGCGGCAGGCCGAGCTTCTCGCCCAGACGATTGAGGGCATCCTGACGCTTGCGGCACCCGCAGTCCTTCACGCCAACGGCCGAGGCCACCGCCTGGACCCGTTGCTTCGTGATTCCCACGGCATCAAGCCCGGCGGCCACTATGTCGCCTAGGCCCGGCTTCGCTCGCGGGTACGCCGGGTGCGTCTCGTCCACCACCAGGCGGTCGCCGTCCTCGCTTACGATGCACGGCCGCACCTGCTCAAGCGTGTACCCACGCTGGCGGCACCGGGCCTCGAGATGGGCGAGGCGGCAGGCAATCATGGCAGTGGGTTGCAGACGGGGATCCACGCACTGTCGTTATCGCCAGCACCGCCGGCCGTAAACACTTTTACGGCGGTCAGGTTTGCATCAACTAATTCTAAAACTAAACCACAGCAGCCGCCTACCGTGATTTCGCCAAAATTGATAAAGCCGCACCCAGGACCAGGGTTGACCGTCTCAAACGATTGCGTATCAACCCACCCATCACCGTCTGCCACGCTGAACGCACCGTTTCCGTCTGGCCCTTCGATGCTGCCGATAATGTCTGCACAACTCAAGCCGCAGCACGGCTCAATCGTCATGCTGACCAGCACGAGTGGGTCTCCGTTTGGGTCAACGCCAGGTGACTCATTGATGGTCGCAGTCCATCCTGCATCGGCCAATCGTCCCTGGATCGCTTGCCAGACGGGCTTGAAACAGTTGTCCCAATCCTCTTGGTAGGCACCAGCGATATTTGGGTTTGCGTACAACGTCACGCAGCAGCAGCAGCACTCCTGCTCTGTGCCCACCTTCCCGTCACGCATGACGGCCCGACCATCAGAGAACGATATGACTGTCATGCGGCGGTAGAGCAGGTCAAAATGTCATACCACTGGAGGCACGGCCCAGATGAGTTGTGCCCCAGCAGTTGAATCTTGTCTGCGTCGAAATTGGGCATTGCCGAAAAATCAACGCCGGCCCAATCCATTGAGCACGTGGCAGTGCACGCCTTTTCTTGGTTGATCGCGTACCAGCCCCACCCGTTATTGCCGAGAGCCACCCACCGCTGCGTGCATTGCGTGGTGGAAGAAAACGTCAGAAACTGGTTGTGTGCCACAACCGTGATGGCAGACTCAAACGGGTCGCCGTTGTATACGGTGACAGTGGCCGTGGTTTCCTTCGGCCAGCCAGCCGTACCTTCGTGCTTGGCGAGCAGCAACCGCACACCACGCGATACAGTAGCGTCCTTCTCGCCGCTTAAGTCCTGGCGCGGCTCGTCCCGCTCAACCAGGCGAACCGCCCGGCCGATACGCTTGGCGTCAGTAAGTGAAAAGCCAAACGTGTCAGCCACGGCTCACTCCTGAAAGACCACGTAGCGGATCTTCCCGGTGGTGCCGTAGCCCTTGGCGGCCAGCGTGATGGTCGGCACAAGAGGCACAACGGCGGCAGCCCCGCGACCGAGCTTGCAGAACTCTTGGATGTTGGTGCCGTCATAGGAGCCGATGGCCACGTACGCCGTCCCGCTGGTGGCTGTACTCATGTTGCGGAACCCGGCGTAGCCAGCCGCAGAAATCGCACCGACAGAGAGCGTGGCAACGGCCGTGCTCACGCTGACGATCTGAGCGTGTACGCCCTGGGCCGCCTGGTCGAACTTCAGGCCCGACGCCGTGAAGGTCTCGTTGTGATTTCCGTTGGACACGGCAACCGAGAGCGACAGTGTGACTTCATTGGCCATGGCTATCTCCTACAAAAGCCCGCAAGTGCGGAGCATGATGGTGTGGTCTTTTTCGTCGTACGGCTTGATGGTCAGCACGTCTGGGTCTTCGCCGACAGCTTTGGCAGAACCATCGGCATTGAGCGGCACGGGCTTGCTCACCGGATTGCCGCCCTTGTCCATGATGGCCTGACGTTCGCCGGAAACGATCTCGTGATAACCAACGTCGTAGTAGCGAATACGCCAGTCTGACGGGTTGTACGTCCACTCGACAGACACAGACCACACTTGATTCTTCTGGTCGAAGTCGGCCCCGTAGCCGGTGACGCGAAGCGTGTACGGCTCTGCCCCCAGAAACGCCGTCTGGTTGCACGTATTGAGGTAGGAGAACAGAGTCGGAAAATCTGGAGCCGTCGCGTTGGAGTTGGTGAACGTCAGCCGCAGCAGGGCCGTGTCTTCCTCGAGGCCGTCCACGGGATCGCCGGCCGAGTTCAGCGGCGGCTTGATCGGATCGTTTGGGTTCTCTTGATTCGACTCGCTCGCCGGCCGCCGCTCTTGCAGCGACTGCACAGAAATCTTGAGCCACGTCCGCTCCTCGTCTGTCCTGTCTGGCTCGTCGTTGTCCGTGACCGGTTTGCTGTCGTACTTGACCGTTACCTTGACGCAGAACTCGTTCTCATCGTCGTAATATTCAAAGTCGCGGCCGGTCACATAGAAAATAATTCCGCCAACGTCCTCTTCGTCGTTGATCTGCGGGATCTTGCGGTTGTAGAACTCCGGCCAGCTTGTTTTGTCGTCTTTGATGGCCCCAAAGTTTGGCGTTGAGTTGCAGATCACCAGCAGTTCAACAGATCCGGCGTACTGAATGCTGCCCTTTTCGCCCTTCGTTTCAGTGAACTGAAACGAACGCAGCTGCCTGACGGTGCTAATTGCCATCGGTTACACCATTGCCAGCTGGGCTTGGCCGAAGCCAGGAATGTCACGCACAGCAGACGCCACGTCCTCGATGCCGTCTGCGGCGCGCTCGGTGTTGTCGGCCGTTTGCTTCGCAGCGTCTGCGCCGCTCAGCCGTGGGTCGCCACCACGGGCCAACATGTTGCGGTAGGACTCGCCGCCAGACGTGCCGACAACGATGGCGTTAAGCTCGGACGATGCGGCCTTGATGGCGGCACCGATGCTCTGGCCGGCAGACGTGGCGGCGGCAGCTGTAGCGCCAGCCGCTGTGGCCGCAGCCTCTTGCTGTGCAGCGGCCATTCTGGCGTCGAAGTTCTGTAGTGGATTTTCAAAGTTGCCGACGCCTTGCATGAAGGTGTTTTCGGCTTCAATAGCTAGGGCGTCACCAAATCGCTGTGTATCTTGTCCAAAGGACTCAATTGCCCTTCCAACCTCAGTCAGACCTGGAATAACTTGGCCAAGAAATTGCAGGAAGTTTCCGACCGCTTCAGAAAGTCCACCAAACACCACAGAGCCTGCGGAGCCTATGCCTAGCAACGCACCTGCAAACATCTGCAACGCACCGTATGCAACAGTCCATACGCCAACCATGACGCGGATAATAGCAATCAGGCTATCCGCCATTACTTGAGCAAATGAAAAACGCTCGCCGGTTTTCTGAGCAAATGCCAGCAGGATTTCGGAGACTGCCGTAATCGCAGGAGCCAACCCGGCCAAGAACTGGTTGATGAAGCCCTGCATGGGCAATGCCAGCCGGCCAATCGCATCGCCCATGGCTTCGATGGCCGCAACCTGCGGGCCGGTCATCTTCACGCCCAGGTCGGTGAGCAGACGATCCATCTCGCGGAACGCCTGCCCGCCTTGCCGCAGGAAGTTGAGCAGCCCCTGTCCGCTGCGGCCGAAGATGTCGATGGCCGCTGCTGCCTGCATGTGCGGCGGCAGGGCTGCAATGCGGTCGGCAATCAACGCCAACTGCTCCGTCGTGCTGAGCCCAGCCATGTCGCTCATCGTGAGGCCAAGTTGAGCGAACGCCTTCGCAGCAGCCGGCGTGCCTTGGGCCAGCTCTCCAACCATGCGGGCCGTTCGCCTCAGCCCAGTTGTGAGCAGCTGCTGGCTCACTCCAGACTCGGCGGCCACCTGCTGCATGACTTGCAATTCACCGGCCGCAACACCCAACTCTTGCGACAGATTGTGCAGAGCCTCGGCTGAACGTGTCGCCGAAGTCAGGGCCGCAACTGCACCGGCCAGCGTGGCAAATCCACCTACGACCGGCATCAGCATAGGCATCATGCCGCCGAGCGTGCCGCTCAAGGCAGACAGACCGCCAACGCCCTTCTGGAACCCCTTCAGTTGCCGCCCGGCCTTCGATAGCCCGGCAGTGAGACCGCCAGTGCTGGCGGTAATGCTGACGTTTACGCGGCCAAAGTTGTTTGCCATGGTTTCATCGCGGGATCGCGTTCAGCGTGGCGAGGATCTGATCTGGTGTCTGTGCCCGCTTCGGAACCGGCAGGAACTCCTCTGGCTTCTTGACTGGCTGCCGCTTACCTCGGTTGGCGTTGTATCTCTGAGCGATTGCGACCGCGTCACGCAGCCACTCGTCGCCCCACGGCTCGAGCAGGTAGTAGCCCATCCAGCCGTACAACTGATCGACGCTCATCTCGTCGGCCAATCGCTCTACGTCCCAGATGCCGAGCTTCAAGGCGAGTCGGTACAGGAACGCGAGCACCGGCTGCCGTTCTATTTTCCCGCCGCCTCCTCCACTGCATTGCCGCCGATTCCGTTGAGCTTGAACCCGGCATCCACGATTGCCTGCACGATGTCCGTGTCGAGCTCGCCGATCCAATCGGCGTCGGCATCCTCAAACATCCGGGTGCCGTCTTCGTTGACGCAGACCATGGCGACGAATCGTGCACGGACGTTATCGAGGTTGACGCCGCCAACCTTGCCGCCGGTCACGATCTGCTCAAAGCGGTCGCGGTCCTTCGCCGAAAACTTGGCGACGTACACAGTGCCGCCAAGCTCTGGAACCTCAAGCGCCACGCGGGGCCTAATGCCACGCTTGGCCTTGATCTGCTCACGTGTCAAAGCCACAGTCCGCGCCTCCTGTCAGCACTAGGTGATGCTGCCGCTCAACTTGATCGTGAGCGTCCCGCTCATCATGTCTTCCATCTGGGCACCAGCCTCGAAGCCAGACGCGAACCCGTAGGCAGACCACATAACGGTGGTGTTACCACCGTTGGCCCAATAGATAGCGACAGGCTGGGTGGTTGAAACGTTGGTCAAGTCGGAGATAGGCTTGATCGACGGATCGAATAGCACCTCAATAGACAGCTCGCCTGGATCGTAAATCTCTGAAGCGACGAACTGCTTGCCGCCAAGAGTCAGCATGTGCGTGGCGTCGGCGACAGCCCGCGTGATGCCGCCGTGATTTACGCCTGTAATCTTGTAGGCAGCGGTTCCAGCGAGTGCGGTTCCAAACGTGACGTAAGTGCCCTGACCGATGTCGACTGCCATGGCTTTCTCAAGCCTCCGTGAAGGTGATCTCTACTGACAAATCCGTGCGGTAGATGGGGAGTTGCTCCCCGTTGGCGGGCGGCTCCTGCGTGTCGTCGTCGCTTTTGACGACGGCCAGGCGGATGCCGTCCGTTACCTTGAATTGTAGGGCGAGCCGAATGGCACGGGCGAGGTTTCGCACCTCGATCAACGACGCGCCAATCGCTGAAATTGTGAACGAGACGCGGGTAATTCCGGTCATCCCACGCATGTGCATGTACGGGCCTCGGCCCGTGTTGTCCCGCTGGTAGACGATGCACGGCAGCCCCGCTCCCTGCGGAGCCTGGACGGCGTAGATGCGACCGCCGACCTGCATGGCAATGTCGGCATCCGCCGTCAGCAGCTGCACCAGAGACTCGTCAATGTGCGTTGTGGTGGGCATCAGTCCTTTCCGGCAACCTTCCTGAGTTGGCGGCGTTCATGCTCGGCAATCGCCTTGTCCACGAACTTGCCAAGGTCTCGCATCAAGGCTTCGCGGATAGACGGCAGGTTGGCATTTGCCCAGGCCTCGAACTTGCCTGTGCCTGCAAAGCCCTTGGCCCTCGCAAACGCTACACGGCCATCCTTGCCCCTGACGTTCTTGAAGTATGTGTAGCGCGAGGCCACGTTTGACGGCACAGACATGAGTCCGCTTTTAGCCGTCCGCATTTTGACGCCACGCTCAATCCACCACGAGTGGTAGCCCAGTTCGCTCTTGTTGGCAGACCGACCTTTTTTAGTGCTGCCACGCCTGTAGCCGACAATTGCCGTCTGCGTAACAAATCGTTTTTTGGCCTCAATCTTGACGCCTACGGAGCGGCGAAGGTTGCCAGTTGGGCCGCGAGGAGTGAATGCCTTGATTTCGGCGAGCTGAGACTTGGCTACGCTGTTGACGGCTGCCCGCAGGTACTTTCGCTGGAGAGACACTGGCACTTTCTTCAGACGCGCCAGAACGTCTTCCACGCCGTCGACAGTCATGCCCAGCTGCATAGCCATCAGTCCACGACCTCCGACACCAGCAGCTCGTGCTCTTCGCGGCGGCCACGCTCAACGGCCGACATGATTTCAAAAGTGCGGCCGTCCGCAGTCAGCCGCATCTTGGGCTTGAGCCCTGACGTGTACCGCATGCGGACGCGGTGCGTCACCACGCCCTCGTTCGCCATGGCGTTGATGGCCTCGTTGCCGCTCAGCGGCAGGATGGCGATCCACCGCGTGGCAAACGTCGACCAGGCCAGTTCCGGCTCGCCGATGCTGTTGGTGCTCTCGGTGGGAGTCTGCACCGTGGCGAGCGTGTCCATGTCGCCAGAACGGAGTGGCATGGCCTACGCTCCGTAGATGACGAGCGTGTAGGACGCGGTGCCCGAGTAGGCCGAGACGTTGAACCCGGACGTGCCGCCCGAGCGGCTGTCGGACAGGGCCACCCGGTTGCCACCCGTAATCGCCACGCCAGACCCGGCGGCCTCGCTGCACACAGCGGCGGCCGATGACGCAAACGCGAACCGGCTGACGCTGGCGAACGACACAGCGGCCCCGCTGGCGTCTTTGTAGGCACTGGGTGCCACGGCGATAGCCACGGCGGCCGTGCCGCACGTGCCGGTCAGGATGACCACCTTGCCACTGCTGTATGCGTCCGTGCTGGTCAGGGCGAGCCGCTTGAGCGACTGCACGCCGGAACCAGCGGACGAGTCCGAAAACGAAACGTCGATGGCGATACGGCCTTCGAGGCTCATGCGTACTGCTTCCACTTCAAGGGCTCAAGCAGGGCATGCACGCCCAGCGGCACGTTCTGGCCGACGCTGCCGATGGCCTCGCGGTTGGCATACCAGTGCCCGACCAGCATCTTGATGGCGTGCACGGCCGGCTTCGGCACGCTCGCCGCACCGCCGTACCCAGCGAGGTACGTGATCTGCACGGCCTTGTCGTCCAGGCGGACGTTGGGCCAATCCTCAAGGTACAGCGGGTAGACCAAGGCAGGAACGTGGTCGCGGTCCAGGCGGAACTGTTGCGTTCCAGACTGCGCCCACGTGAGTGTCTGTGTGGTGCCGGCGGAATCCACATACGAGATAGTCACCGTGGCGCTCGCGGCAGTCGCGTTCAACCGCACCGGCGGGCGCGGGAGCTCGATACGGAGGCTCGGAAAGTCATCGAACGCCACGGTGTATTGCTTGTCCGCGAACGTGCGGTCGCAGTAGTCCTCGCACCACGTCGTTGCGGCATCGACCAGGCCACCGATGTAGGTATCGTCGTCGGTGAAGTCGACAATCCGCAGGTGTTCCTTGGCGTCGGCCACACTCACCGGACGGTCGCCGGTGCCACTGGCCGTGGCGACGGTGAGGCTGCGGTAGCGGCTGCCCGTCTGCGGCAGTTCCCAGTTACGCACGCTTCGGCCTCCCACGCTTGGCCTTGGCAACCGGGGCAACCGCCCGCTCAGTCGCCGGCTCGGGGGCCGTGGCAAACTCAAACGCCGGGGCGTCAACGTGCCGCACGGCGTACCGCTGGAGCTCGAGCGTGCGGGCCAGGCCGCCCGTCACGGGCACCACCTGGCCAGCCTTGTACGCGGCGTAGGGCCGTAGGAACCGCACCTGCACCATCGGGATCGTCGTGCTCATTTCCACACGTTCTCCGGTGGCCTGCCGCCTCGGTCCCAAAAATCGCCAGGGTGCTGCAGGCTCGCTCGCATGTTCTGGTCGGGCCACTTGATCCACACCTCGGCGTGGCCCAACACGACCCGAGGACACACGCCAATCTTCAGCCCGGCCTTTTGGGCCGTCAGCCACATGGCGATGTCATCGTCAATCCGCCCGTCCTCCCACCGGCCAGCCTCATTGGGTTTTCCGATGAACCACGGGTGAGGCATCTTTTTCAACGCCTCTGCCTTTAGCATCGTCAATCCGAAGTGGGCCGTGTTGGCTTGGATGACGTTGTGATAGATGAAGTGATCCCTAGCCACCTCGGCCACGCGGGAGCCATCGTCGGCCTTCATCGTGAACAGCGGCTCATCGGTACGCCGCTTCATCTGCACGGCGGCCACGAAGTCGAAGTCGCTGGCTACGGCGTACGTCAGCAGCCGAGGAATCGCATCGGCTTCAAAAATTGAGTCGTAGTCGAGCGTGCAGATCCAGAGCGGAGGGGCTTTTTCGTCCGTGTCGCTCTCGATCATGTCCGTGAGGACACGCTCCAGGCATTGGCCCCAGAACGCCCCCTCAAGCCGCACTGGCGAAATGCCGTACGGGATGAGCCCCCTGGCCCAGCAGAACATGTGATCCTGCCAGCCGAGCCGAGGCACTGACATTGCGCAGTGCAATCGGATCGGCCCGCTGCCGGTCTGAATGATGGCAGGCTTTACGCCAGCCACCGCCGAAGTCGCCGCGCCCACGGCTCCTCCTTCGTTGGAGTTGTCGTTCTATCGTCTTCGCTCAGCCGAGAACCACGCGGGTAGTGACGTTGGCATCAGACGCCGAATCGACACCCGCCTCGCCGCGACCCAGGCGGGCCGCCACGACGATGTCGTTGTTCGTGCCGTTCGCCGACGCATCCGCAGACGGCGTGACCGCCACTTGCAGATACCGCTTGAGAGCCTTGGTCGAAATCTCAAAGCGAGTCACGTTTACCGTGGCCGTGTTGCCAACGCCGGACAGCGTGTAGTCCGTGCCTTGGACCAGCCCGCTGATCGCCGCGTAGCTGCCGTCCGTGTCGCTGTGCTTGATGGTCACGACGCTGGGGGCAGACGTGTTGGCGAGCGACCGGTAGCACACGTCGATGCTGACCGAGTCGTATCCGAGGCAGTCAATCGCCACGGTGTGCGTGCCCGCAGAGGCAACGCCCGCAACGCCGGGGCTGATCGAGATGACGGACTTTTCGTTGGCCGCGTGGTTCATGGATTCTGGTTCCTTGGGTTGGTTAGGTTCAGAGGATGAGAGCCACGACCGGGCCAGCCGTCGAAGCGTCGCCCACGTCCGAGGTCACCGCGTCGTAGGACACCGTGGCCTGGAAGTAGGTCTGATCGAACTCGATGTAGCGGTCGGTGCTCGCCCGCACCGCCACGGCACGCCGCAGGGCGAAGTGGCTCGACCGCTTGAGGTCGCCGAACAACGCCACGCACTGACCGGCCGAGGCCGTCTTCCGCATGACGTTGTTGAGGAACACCGGCCACCCTAGGAACGTCGGCCGGCGGGCACCGTCGAGAACCTCGTTGGCGAGGGCACCGCTGCCGCCGAGAGCCAGCGACTGCATCGCCAGAGCGTGCATCTGCGGCGTGACGTACCAGCCGCAGGTCGGGCTCTGGGTCGCGTAGGTCGGAGCCTTGGCGACGGTGGCGAGGAAGTCATCGACCGTCAGGGCCGTAACCGCCGACTGCGAAGAGTCGTTGATGCCAGCCGTCAGCGTCTCGTTCTCAAACTTGTACTGGATGCCACGGATGCCACCGTAAAGGCTGGCCCCGGTGCCGATGAAGCCGTCTTCGTCGATCCGCTGGGCGATGGCCAGAGCGAACTCTTCAGCCACGAGCCCGGCGAGGTCAATCGCCGAGTCGTCAATCAGCTGATTAGGGACGCGAGTGCCGACGCGAACTTCCTTGCTGGAAAGCATCACGTTGTCGGTCGCCATGTCGGTCGCCTGGGTTTCGGCATTGGCGCCCGTGTGGTACGCCGTGTTTCCGCCAACGCGACGCGGGATGTAGAGCGTGTCGCTCGTCATCTGCAGGTTGTTGGCCTGCGCCGGGAACGCACCGAAGGACTCCACCAGCCGGATGACCGTCGAGGCGAAGGTGTCGGGGATGAACACGCCGCCCTTGTTGTTGTCGTTGGGCGACAGGGCGCGAGCCTCGACGTTCTTCTCGTACCACGAACGATCCTCGGCACGGCCGAGAACGTAGCCACGAATCCACCGGCCGCACGCCTCAGCGTCGCTGGACGAACGGAAGTGGCGGGCCTTGCCGCTCAGCGAACGCTCGGCAGCCGGGGCCGGGGCCGCAGGAACGGCGGCAACCTCGACGGGCTTCGCAGTCGCAGCCACCTTGCCACGCAGGGCGGTGATCCGCTCGGCGATGGCGTGCTCGCGGGCGAGCTCCTTCTCGAGCTGCTCGGCTTCGCCGGCCAGCTTCTCCATCTCCGCGACCTGCTCGGCAGAACGCTCGTCGACCTTGGAGAGGTCATCGAGCATGGCGGCCACAGCAGCGGCCCGGTCCTGAAGCTTGGTGAGTTGGCTGGCCATCCTTGGCACTCCGTAGTTGTGAACGGTGACAGTCCGTGTCTGTCGTTCACACTACGCCAAGGATGCCACTCAGCCTCGCCTAGTGTTTGTATTTACAAGGGACCGGCGGCAGATGTACTCGGCCGGCACGACTTGCTTGGAGCGAAACGTGCAGCACTGGCACTCGATGTACCGTACCTGCGAATGTTCGCCGGCCTGCACGCTCGAGCGAGTGCGGATGCGACCCTTGCCGCACTGGGGGCAGATGTCACCCGGTCTTGCCACGCCTGCTCCTACTTGCGGTTGTCGTACACAAGGTCTTTGACTTCGTCGGTCGTGAGATTGGCGGTATGGCCACTGCTGTCGGTGACTTCGACCATGGTCACATAGCCCTTGCCGACTTTCTTCGTCTGGCTTTTTCCGACCTTGTAGCCCATCTTGCCCATGGCTTCCTTGGCGGTGTCGAGGTTGAGCTTCGACTTGCTCTTCGGCAGCGGCGTGTCGTGCTTCTTCGACGGTGACTTCAGTCCGCCAGGGGCGCTGCCAGATCCTTTTGCCGAACCTCCATCGCTTCCGCCTGATCCTCCACCATCGCCGCCGTCTCCACCGCCGCCACCGCCTTCTTTTCCGCAACTGTTGTCGATCCCGCCGCCTTGCCCAGTTGGGCAAAAGCCACGCAGGAACGTGCGGAGAACCGCCGCCTTCAGACGCACAGCAATAGCCTGGGCGTCAATTTCTGGCGCAGCGGCAGGCTGATCGGCCTGAGCCTCTTGGCAGCTGCACCTCTCTTCAGTTGCCTGCGACGCAAGCCACTCATTCATGCTTCGGCGAGCGATTGCCGTAGTGCTGCTGCTATATGCAGGATGGGTCACTACGCTTACATCGTAGAGGCCAGACACCTCGCGGATCGAGCGTCGCGGCTTGCCGTCTTCGCCTGGTGCCCACTGCTCGCCGCGTGGCTCCACGGTGAACGCGAACGACGATCCACGCAAATCGGAACGGGCCACGAGCTCGCCGATGGTGCGGCCCAGTTCCGTGTTGGGCAGCACGACCGAATACCTCAGCCCCTTGTCATCGCTTGTGAGCTCGAGCGTCCCGCTTGACGTGCGGCCCAGCAGTTGATTCGGATCGTGGTTGAACAGTGCCACCACGTCCTGCTTGCCACGCTGGCGGCTCAGCACCTTGTCGAAGGCACCCGGCAGGATGGTCTCGCGGAAGCCGCCGAGATCCACGCTCAGCGTGTTGTATCGCACCGCGTAGCCGGTCAGCACGGGCCGCCCGTCCGCACGGGTTTCAACCACGGCACCGCCGTCCTCGGCGAACTCCCAATCGCGGCGCTCAATGTTGCTGGCGTCCATGCTCTCGCTCCTCTCGGATTCGCGGTCCATCTGTTCGACTTTGTCTGCCGACCACGTGCGGCCAGCGTCGCCACCCCACAGCATCCACGCCACGAAGCCCGGCGTCTCGTCTCCCGGCTTGTTCCAGCCTGGCCTGCGGTCGGCCTCGTGCCGAGCAAACCAGGCGTTCATCTCGCGTACGTGATCTTCAGTGAGTTCTTCGCGGGCGGCGATGATGTTGGCCCGGCGCACCGTCTCAGGCTTGAGCCCGTCGCCACTCTTGCCTTCGTTGTGCAGCCGCAGCCCGGTGCGAGCAGCCTCGGCCATGCCAGCCGTGGGCTTGAGGTCAACCGCCATTGGCATCGTCCTCAACGTCTGCCGGCGTGTCCTTGCTCGTGCCGGCAGCCACCTCGGCCACGTCTTCGCCCATGTCGCCTGGCGTGTCTTCAACCTCGCCGGGCGAGTCATTCGTTGGCGACTGCATCGGCCCGAGGTTCTCCTTCTGCCGAACCTCTTCTGGCTTCATCCACCCGTTTCGGATGGCGATTTCGTACGCCTGATAGCGAGTCGTGATGTCGCCACGCAGCAGCCCTTCGACCAAGAACTCGGCGTACAGATCGCCGTCCTCTGGCAGCACGTCACGCTCGATGGCACCCTCGATCCGCCGCAGCCACGGGGCAATGGTGAACTTCTCGAAGCTCACCATCTCGCTCTGCAGGTTGCCCCAGGTCGCCCGGCCCAACTCCTGAATCATGTGCGGCGGCATCCGCCAGCAGCGGCAGATGGCCAACAGCGACTGCATCCAGAGCTCGGCCAGCTGACTCTCTTGATTCGTCGCCGAGACACTGTCGGCCTTGAGTCCGTTGCTGAGGATCGCCGTTCGCCCAGCCTTGGCCGGGCCACGATGGGCGCTCTCCCACTGGTCCCGCAGCTGCTCGCGGACTTCGCGGGGCAACGCCTGGTCCGTGTGCAGGATGATGCCGGGCTGGGCGTTATTCCGGTAGAACGTCGCGGCGTACTGCTCGAGGGCACGGGCCAGCCCGATGGCGTCCTTGCCAAGCTCGACCGGCACCTCGCCGTGCACGCCGTCAAACGACAGCCACCGCACGTGCATGATCTGGTCATCTCGGTACGCCTGCTGCCGGCCCGTGCTCGGGTCCGTGTAGACGTAAGAAAGAGACATGTCGTTTTCCTGCACCACCTTCATGCCGGCCGGATTCAGCGGGTGCAGTTCGCTGACGCTGCCACGGTCGCCGGCCACCTTACACTGGTACGAATTTCCGTAGAAGCCAAGATGAAGGCACATCTGCTCGACCCATTCGTAGCGTGTCTGCCACTTGTTGGGCCGGCGGGCCAGCACGTTGTAGAGCGGAAGATCCTTGGCCCGCTCGCTGTTGTGGTCATCAAGCCTGCGGTAGAGGTGGAGTGGAAGGCTCGCCACCGTCTCGGCCACAACGCGGGCACACGCGAAGTACGCCGCCGTCTTCATCGCCGTCTCGGGCGTGATCCTCACGCCACTCTCGCCGGCCATGGCCACGAGGTCATCCCAGCGGGACATGCGGGTATCGAGGAACTTGATTTCGGGCAGTGCTGCCGTCGCTTCCATGCGTCACCAGAAGGAAATCTCGGGCATATCGGCGGGCTTCATGCTCTCGCCCATGTGAACGCCTACGGCCATGATGGTGGCTACCACCGCGTCCACACGTTCCGTGCTCTTGGCCTTGCTGACCTTCAGATTCCCGGCTGGATCTGTCTGGACGGCCGCATTGCCTAACTGCCAACCTACCAACGGATTCAAGCCAAACCGCACCTTTCCATCGACCACAAGAGCCTCTAGGCGGCGCGTCGGCGCTGTCATCGACGCAAAACCCTGCCCGTACAACGTCACCGGCAAGCCTTCGTCCGAGAGCTCGGTGGCCAGCTGCGTCGCGTTCCATCTGTCGATGGCCAACTTGCGGACGCGGTGCTTCTGGGCAAAATCCAGAATGTCGGCCTTTACTCGCTTGTAGTCCGTGCTGCGGCCCTCGGTGTACGTCAGCCACCCGTCCCGGTGCCACGCCGTGTACTGCACCCGGTCGTTGCGCTCCCGCTCAGCAGCGTTGTGCTCAGGTATCCACGCCATAACATGCACGTCGTAGCCACCCGAATCGTTGGGGGCCACAGCCGCGAAGCACGTGGTGTCATAGTTGCTGGCTAGATCGAGCCCGCACCACACCTCCCGGCCCTCAAGCGGCTCGGACAGCGGCCCCATGCACGCGGCGATTTGGTCTGGCCGCAGCCACCGCACGTCTGACGTAGTCGGGATGTTAAGCCGATACCGCAGGAACGAGTTCAGCTTTGTCGCGGAGTTCTCGGCCTCGCGGCAGTCGGCCGCGAAAGACTCCTCGCTGATCGTCTCGCCGAGGGACGGATTTGCACGGTGCCAAACTTTGGGAGACTTCCAGTCATCCTCGCGGTCGGCCGCGTAGATGCAGCCGAAGAACGATGGATCAAACGCCGGGTCGGCGATGCACCGCTCGGCGTAGTCGTGCTGCTCGTACCACAAGTGCGACTTGTTGGCCTCGCCGGCCGTCGTGATCGACACGGGGCAGAGCGGCTGTCGTCTGGCAGCGCCGCCGTAACGGAGCGCATCCCATAAACGCCTGTCGCCCCTTTGGGCATGCAGCTCATCGAATAGCAGGCAATGCACGTTCAGCCCCTCAGCCCGAAACGCATCCGCCGACAGCACCCGGTAGAACGAGTTGCTCGCCTTGTGAATGATCGTCTTCCGCGAGTCGAGCACCTCGAGCACCTTCGACAGTGCCGGTGAAGAGCGGACCATCGACGCCGCCTCGCGGTAGATGATGCCGGCCTGCTCGCGGTCGCTTGCCGCACCGTAGATTTCCGCCCCGGCTTCGCCGTCTGCGAGCAAGGCGTACAGGCTGATGCCGGCGAGTAGCGTTGACTTCCCGTTCTTCTTCGGGATCTCGATGTACGCCTGACGGTATTGGCGAGTACCGTCCGGCTTACACCGACCGAAGATTTCGCCGAGCACGTACTTCTGCCACGGGAGCAGCAGGAATGGTTGACCGGCCGTCTGGCCCTTTGAGTGCTTGAGCACCTTCTCAAAGAACTCATAGACCCGCTTGGCCTTCGCCTGGTCGAGCCCCGGCCGATGCTTATCCGTGGGCGGCGAAGAACTCTTCGAGCTCGTCTTTTTTGACTTCGACTTGCGTGGCAAGCTTCGTCCTCGAGGAAGGCGTCAGGCCGAACTCACTCAGCAGGCTAGCCTTCATGGCAACAAGTGAGCGGTAAAGCGGACCTGCCGGGTTGGGCTTCACGCCACCCAGGTCGGTGTGCATCACGGCACCGCCCGCCCGCAGCTGCAGCAGGCACGACTGCTCAGCCGAGTGCACCTCGCACAGCGTGGCCAAGGCTTCGCCGTCGCCAGTAGTCAGCACGCCCATCCGCGACAGGATGCCGGCAAGCTCGTGCCACTTGGCAGTGGCGATCTCGTCAACCTTCAGCCGCTCAGGCATCGGCGGAACTCCGACCGGTGCCGATGGCTCCCGCTTCGGCGGCCCTTTCACGGTGCCTTCGAGAATCCGAAGTGCTGTCGGCTTTGGTCTGCGTCCTGCTTTTGCCACGATTCACCTCGGGCCGATTGTTAGGAAACTCACGAAACTGCACGTTGCGTGCCGCTCTAAGGGGCCAACTTTGCCGGCTAAATTGTTAAAAAACCTCGGCAATTTCGATGCCGCGTACGCACGCTGCCCCGAACGCGGTTTATCTTCGACGGCCCAAAGTTTTCACGATGTAATTTTTTTAGCCGCACGTTTGCCCTTGGTTTCTAGGCTTTTCTGCGTGTCGCGTGCGTTTTACCCTTGTTTTCTAGGGCTTTTCGCACTTGCGATGCACGATCCGTTCGTCGCCAATTCGGCGTGTGTAGTTCGACCACCATTGGTTCGCCCTGCCTGACTGCATGGCACGCTCTGGATCTGTTGCGATGCGTGCTTCGCATTGAGAGGCAGGTGCCTCAACAACAATGATGCGGTCGCAGCCCAGCCGATCTGCCCACCATTGTCGCTGCATGGCTTCAGGTTCAGCGACCACAAGCCACGCACGTGCATGGCGTCTAGCCTCTGACTTGCTCAGCGTACCGATGATGTCATTCCGCTTTCGCACGGCAGGCCCGATCCACTTGGCTCCCCATGCGTGCAGCGTGGTGCCAGCCAAGCAAGAGGCGATCACGTCCAGGTCAATGACCAAGTCGGTCGGCCCTTTGTGCATGTCCACATAGGTGCTCTTGCCAGACGCAGGAGGGCCGCACACAAGCGTCACCGGGATGATGGCTGGCCGTACCCACTCAGGATGCAGCGTCCACTTCTGCGGTGCCTCGCGGCCCTGCATCTCACGCCGCGTCTTCTTGCTGTGGCAGGAGGCACACAGCGTCTGTAGGCCAGACACGTCGTCGCTCGGCAGCTCGCTCTTGCGTACGACGTGATCGACGTGAGCGTTGCGGCCCGTCACGATACGGCCACAGCCAGGAGCCTGGCACTGGTAGTTATCACGCAGCAGCACTTCACGCCGTGCGGCCTTCCACCCAGCCGAGCAATAGCCTCGAGCGGTTGCCGATGGCCGATTAGTGTCAGGTGCCCGTGGCCGCTTTCGCTGCCCAACCCACGGCGGCTTGAACGTCGGCAGCCTGTCGGGCATGTCAGCCCTTGAACATCACCGTGCCAACGGTGCCAGTGCTGTTGGTGCTCGCGGACACGAACTTGATGAACTGGGCCGCAAACACCTCGTCGGGCATGGCATACGCCCGACCGTCAGCCGTGGACGCCGACAGCGTGATCTTCACCACGGCCCCGTCCTTGTCGTACAGCTGGTAGAACGGCCCGGCCTCAACGTCTGCCACAAACAGATTCAACTGCGTGGCGTTGGTGCTCATGGTGCCGACCTCAACGATGCCGCCGGCCATGTCGAACATGGGGATGGTGTTGGCCACCGCAGTGGCGGTCGAGAGCGTGAACGAGTGCACCTTGCTCTTGCGGCGGATCTTCGACTCTGACATGGCGTCCTCCGTGAATGGCCCGGCGTTGTGCCGATGCGTGGCCTGTCTTTAGCGTACGTGCAACACGCTGCTATCGGGCGGGTTTCGTGTCTCTAGGCTAGGGTGGCGTGGCGTTAGCCTTGCAGTGGATCTGGCGGGAGCAGTGCGAGAGCGTCGGCCCACGGGATCACCTCAACGCTCGGCAGCAGCACGGCCTGGTCGGCGGCAGCCCAC